CCAAAAGGAATCATTGACAGATTTGATTTATTCAACTATAATAGTTATAGCAACAATTGTACTTACGGACACTTTGGTGACAAAGACGTACCGTGGGAAAAAATAGGATGGTAATATGAAAAACTTTTTAAAAAAACTAACAGGATTAGACAAAGTAGAAGCTGAAAAGGCACAAGTACAAGAAGAAAAGTTAGAGCTTCTTAAACAACGTGATCCTAAGGCATATCACACACGCAAGAAAGAACCGTGGGTAAATGTAATTGATGTTAAAGTTAACGAAGAGAATGTGCGTAACGGCTTCTTTGAACTTGACTGGAACGAATACTTTATTGCACAACTTGTCGAAGCAGGTTACGGTGTAGAGAATGATCCTGAAGAAGAGATTGTAGATAGATGGTTCCGTGATATTGTACACAATATGCTAGAAGCGGACGGACAAGATACTAATCGTGGCGCAGGATATATTAATGTTGTGCCTATTGCTAAAGGCAAGTCAGAAGTTAGTTGACAATGATGTGTAACTATGTTATACTATATTTAAATTAACACAATAAAAGGCAATACAATGGCAACTTATGTACTAGTAGATACTGCAAATACTTTCTTTAGAGCTCGGCACGTGGTACGTGGCGATATTGATACTAAAGTAGGCATGGCATTACATATTACACTTAACAGTGTTAAGAAAGCTTGGAAGGACTTTAATGCAGATCATGTTGTATTCTGCTTAGAAGGTCGTAGCTGGCGCAAAGACTATTACGAGCCTTACAAGCGTAATAGAAAAGTAGCTCGTGATAAAATGTCTGTACAAGAAAGCGAAGACGACACAGCGTTTTGGGAGATCTTCGACGAGTTTAAGAACTTTGTTACAGATAAGACTAACTGTACAGTTATGCAGCACAAGCAACTTGAAGCAGATGATCTTATTGCAGGCTGGGTACAATCGCATCCTAATGATAAACATGTTATTATTAGTACAGACGGCGACTTTGCACAACTTATTAGTCCTACTGTAAGACAGTATAATGGTGTTGCTAACGTAACTATTACATCGCAAGGCTACTTTAACGATGACGGTACTCCTGTTATTGAAAAGAAAACGCAAGAGCAAAAGCTTCCGCCGCAACCTGACTTTATGCTGTTTGAAAAATGTATGCGCGGCGACACCAGCGATAATGTGTTTAGTGCTTATCCTGGTGTACGTAAGAAAGGTACTAAAAACAAGGTTGGTCTTATTGAAGCATATGAAGACAAAGGCACTAAAGGCTACAACTGGAACAACATGATGCTACAACGTTGGACTGATCATAATGGCGTAGAACATCGTGTACTAGATGATTACAATCGCAATGTTGTATTGTGTGACTTGACTGCACAGCCTGCAGACATTAGAGAGATTATTAATACAACTATTGCAGAACACGCAAAGCCTAAAGATATACAACAAGTAGGCATGCGTCTTATGAAGTTTTGTGCAAAGTGGGATATGCAACGTATTGCAGACCAGGCACAGACGTATGCACAGCCATTACAAGCGAGGTATCCTGTATGACATTAAAAGCAAAATCTGTATTAAAAGATAAGTTTTGGATTATCGAAAACAACGAACAACGTATAGGAACAATGTCATGGAATGATGATAGGTATATGTTTTCTACCACAGGCGAAACGTGTTTCTTTGATAACAAGCGAGAAATGAAACAACGATTTGGCACTGATATTGTATGGACTGACGCTACTCCACAGGAACCTAAAGTATCTGAAATAAGTCAACTTGTACACGGGTTTCCAACTAGCGTAACTCCTTACAATACTATGTACGATGTTAAGCGTAAGCTGCCATTATTTACTAAGAGCAATAAAAGTAAAAGTGCATATTGTGCAGGCTATTATATTATTCAGTTTGACAAAGGATGGGTTAAAAGTTTCTGTCCTAAACTAATTACTATTGAACGATACAACTTTAAAGGACCATTTAAGACTGAGATGGAAATGAGATCGGAGTTAAGTCGTGCAACCCGTTGAACCTTTAAACACTATATCTCTACAGCAGTTTTTACAACAAGTTAAATCTGCTGAAAATTCGCAAGCGCGAGAAGTAAAAATGTCAATACAACAAGCAAAAAACTTAGCATTTACAATTGGTGCTGTTATGAGTCGGTTACATGGTGACTTAGAAAAACTAGTTGCAGAATCTAAGAATAGTAATGATGAAGTTATTTCTATCAACATAGACGGTGGAGGTAAGTTTTAAATATGATAAAAATAGTAGATAATTTTTTACCAGAATCATTACATACAAGAATTCAAGATCTAATGACTGGTGCAAACTTTCCTTGGTACCTCGTTACCGGTGTTACTACTAGTGATGATGACAATTATTATTTTATTCATAATCTATTTGGATGTACAACTAAAGGTGTTGAATCTCCGTTTTTTAGCGAGTTTGAAATCTTGTTACATTTTATAGAAGATAAACTAAAATTTCAAACAGATAAGTTACTTAGAATAAAATGTAACATGTATACTAATCAAAATATTAACTTATCACACGATTCGCACACAGATCATAGATTTCCACATTATACAGCTATATACTATGTCAATAGCAATAATGGCCCAACTACTATAGGTGACCAAGCAGTTGACTCTGTAGCTAATAGGCTTGTTTTATTTGACGGTTTAACTCTACACAATAGCAATTTACAGACTGATTCAACATCTAGAGTAAACATTAATCTAAATATGCAAGGCAAGTTTTTAACTACGTAGATAACTTTTAAAAAGATAAATATATGCGTAGTTAATTAAAAGGAATTACGCATATGAGCAGACCAAAGCCAACGGTTATATTAGAAAATATTAATAATAAGACCTATAAGAGCGAGCAAGTACTAGAAGCAGAAGCTATTTGGGCTGTATTCTATCAAGAAAAGCCATTTAATCTTAAAAGTGCAAATGCACTTACTAACTATCCAGGACCTAAGTATAAGAAAGTTAGTTTTTCAAATCCTGGTCACGCACATAATCTTGCTAAAAAATTAAACGATATGTTTAAATGCAAAGATTTTACCGTATATAAACTTACTGCGGGTGAACTGGTTACTGAAGAATGAACTGGAAAGAAACATATACTAAGCTCTTTCTAAAAGAACTTGGTAAAAGTACAAACTCTACTACAGTAAGTGAATATATGCCTCTATGGTGGAAGAACAACAGAGATAAAAACTCAGGCGGCTTGCGACTAACAGAGATGGGGTTTGATGTGCTAACCTTAATAGACTTAGCAACATATGACATACCATATCCAAGAGATGTACCACTATCTACCCAAGTTATTATCCACCTCGACAAGTTCATTGACTGTCCTTACTACCTAACAAACCGAAGTATTGTAGTAACTAACGAAAAGAAAGCAGTTGAACTCACCCTTTTTAGTGGCGACTTACGCAAATACGGCCTAACAAAAGCAATTACTAGACAAAAAAAATCCTAAGTTATTGTTTTTAAACAAGTTCTTTTTTTAGAAAATGGTTGACATTTGCTGTAATGGTGCTATAATATATGTATAGTTTAAATAAAGCAACGCAATAAGAGGGTACTACAACATGGATACTTCAACTCGCACAGTTAGTCCAAATAGCGCAAAAGCAAGCATTAAACATGCTCTAAAGAAGAAACGTCCTATCTTTTTATGGGGACCTCCAGGTATTGGTAAATCAGAAATTGTGGCACAGATTTGTGATAGCCTACCTAAATCACACTTAATTGATATTCGTTTGTCACTTTGGGAACCTACAGATATTAAAGGTATTCCGTACTTCGACAGCAACTCAGGTACAATGGTTTGGGGTGCGCCAAGCGAATTGCCTACAGAAGAGTTTGCTGCTCAATTTGATTACATTGTACTATTCCTAGACGAGATGAACTCGGCAGCGCCAAGCGTACAAGCGGCAGCATACCAGTTGATTTTGAATCGTCGAGTAGGACAATATAAGTTACCAGACAATGTAATGATTGTTGCAGCCGGTAACAGAGATGCAGACAAAGGCGTTACTTATAGAATGCCTGCTCCGTTAGCTAACCGCTTTATTCACTTAGAACTTGCTGTTAACTTTGATGATTGGTTCCAGTGGAGTGTAGTTAACAATATTCATACTGATGTTGTAGGTTACTTAACATTTAGTAAGAAAGATTTATACGACTTTGATCCTAAATCACCGTCACGTTCTTTTGCAACACCACGTACTTGGTCTTTTGTAAGTGAACTAATAGAAGACGATTTAGACGAAACTACTACTACAGACCTTGTTGCAGGTGCAATTGGTGAAGGATTAGCTCTTAAGTTTATGGCACACCGTAAGGTTGCATCGAGCATGCCTAATCCAAGTGATATTTTAGCAGGCAAAGTAAAAGAAATGCGTACTAAAGAGATTAGTGCTATGTACTCACTAACTGTATCACTTTGCTACGAGCTAAAAGAAGCATCAGACAAAGGTGATAAAAAGTTTGATAACAAAGTTAATAACTTCCTGCGATTTGCAATGGATAACTTTGATACTGAACTAGTTGTTATGGGTATTAAGCTTGCGCTAACGCAGTACGGATTACCCATTGATCCAGACGAAGTAGAGTGCTTTGATGAATTCCACGAGCGGTATGGTAAGTATATTAAGGCTGCACAAGAGGCGTGATACAAAACGGACGAGTTCTTTTGAGCTCGTTCGTATATCTGCAAGGTAAATTAATGGTTGACATATATACTAATGAGTGCTATACTATATGTATAAGTTAATAAAGAAAGGGCAATGCAATGGCTACTAAAGACACAGCAAGTAAACTAAAAAACTTTACTCCAGATCCAGATATTACACCCGAAGCACTAGAAGAAATGCGTGTAATAGTTATGGACCGTATTATTACAGCACGTATTGGTTTGCTATTACGTCATCCTTTCTTTGGCAACATGGCTACACGTTTGCGTATTATTGCAGCAGA